GGAGAAAATATGGATGCAAAATTATTACGACAAGCTTTGGAAAAAGTTTTAGAAGAAGCTATTTCAGCAAATCAAACACAACTATTGCAAGGTGTAGAAACTTATGCAGATTATAAATATATGTTAGGTATACAGCATACTCTAACAGATATGAAAGACCGTGTTCGTACAGAACATAATAAACTATTAAGATCATTAGGAGGAGACGATGAATAAATTACCAACACCCCAAGGTTACAGATTACTTGTAAAACCTAGGGAAATAGAAGTTAAAACAGCAGGCGGTATTATCTTAGCTGATTCAACTAGAGAAGCACAGAAATTTGCTGTTGTTTGTTCTCAAGTTATATCTTTAGGAGAAGATTGTTACACAGATATGGAAAAATCTAAAACTAAATGGTGTAAAAAAGGAGACTGGATTCTTACTGGAAAGTATGTAGGTCTTAAATTTACATATGAAGGTGAAGAATATTCTATTATAAATGATGATGAAGTAGTTGCAACAATACCAGATCCAACAAAAATTGCACCTAAATAAACAAGACCCCTTGTATTATAACTGTAAAAAGTGTAATATTAGATAAACAGCGATTAACGCGGTTCGCAACCGAGGAGGATTTACATGCAAGATGTAACAAAAGACGAAACTATTGAAGATATCACTGATATTGAAGTAGAACTACCCAATGAAGATGAAGTTGTAGAACAATCTACATCTGAATCTGAAGAGCCAGTTACAGAAGAAACTGCTCCAGAAACCCAAGAATCTGCAGAAACTGAAGAAACGGAAGAAGAACAAGAAACTTCTCCAGATCTTGAGGCGGATGATGAGCAAGAAGAAAAAACTCAAGGTAAAACTTATGGTAAAAGAGCTGAAAAAAGAATAAAACGGCTTATTAAACAAAAGAAAGAACTTGAAGAAGCATTAGCTAAAGCTGACCAAGATAGGAAAGCATTAGCAAGAAATAATGAAGATCTTGTAAGTCGTAGTAAAGATTCCGAAGTCCAAGCTCTAGAAAGTTATGTTGACAAATTAGAAGCGCAAGAATCCCAAGCATTATCTGCTCTTAGAGTAGCTAAAGAAGCTGGTGATATTGAAGCAGAAATTAAAGCAACAGATATTTTAGCACAATCAAAAGCTGAAACATTAGTTGCAAAACAATATAAAGCAAGAGCAGAGACGCAGGCAAAATCTAGACAAGTTTCTACATCAGATACTAAAGCACAACCAGCTGCAGTTGAACCAACAACAGCACCCGATAGAAGGGCACTAAGTTGGCAAAAACGAAATCAATGGTTTGGTGGTGGTACTAGAACTGATAAAGTGATGACACAAGCTGCTATGATGATTCATAATGAATTACTAGAAGAAGGTGTATCAGCTAAAGTAGATGCAGACGAATACTATAGTGAATTGGATGCAAGAGTTCGAGAAGAATTTCCAAAGAGATTTAAAAGTGCACTTGCTAAAAAACCAACTACAGTTATTGGAGGTACGCGTGTAGCTCCAGGAAAACAAAAAGTTACGTTAACCAGATCCGAAGTGGATATGGCTGACAGACTAGGAGTTGACTATAAAGAATATGCGCGACAAAAACTACGCAACTTAAATGCGATATAAAGGAGTACTGATATGACACAGGCTACTAAAACTACCCGAAAAACACGAGCATCGGGAACTCGTAAAAAAACATGGTCTATCGCGGGCAAGCTCGATACACCAAAGGCTCCAGATGGAATCCAATATAGATGGATACGTCATGAACTTCTAGGTGATAATCAAAATGCTAACGTTCATGGAAGATCACGTCAAGGTTATGAAATTGTCACTCCTGAGGAATTAGGGGATGATCATAGCTATGACGTTTTAGATACTGGCAAACATGCGGGAACTGTTCGTTCTGGTGATTTGATCTTGATGAAAATTGATCAAGATGTCGCAAGTCAAAGAAAAGAATATTTCCAGTCTTTAACAGATAGACAGGCTAAATCTGCTAATAAGGACTTTACGTCCCAAGACAGCGCAATGGCACCAGTTAGCCAAGACGGATCTTCATCAACTGTATCAGTCGGTGGTCAAAGATCAAAAGCAAACTTCGAGAACTAAAATTAATTGGTTCTTGATTAACCTTGGAAGGAAATTAACATGGCATATGGTCTAGAACCTATAAAGCATGCTGGTGGCGGTTTAAACCGTACCAACAATTTTTCTGATGGAAATGGTTATCGTATTGCTGCAACTGCTCCTAGTGCGTTTTTTGAAGGAGACTTAGTAACTTATGCTGCTGGTCTACTTGTTACGGATATAGGTGCAGCTTCTCCAGGCGCTGTAGTAGGCGTTTTTTATGGTGCAGAATACCAAGATAACTCTTCAGGCGAATTTAAATACGCAAGATCAATCTCTAATGGCTTAGTCGCTAAAGACAAATATAAAGCATTTGTTTATGATGATCCCGCTACTCTCTTCAGAATCGAAGCAGATCAAGTTGGAACAGCAGTTGACGGCACAGCAGTTGGTGAATTGGTACAAGTTGTTGCATCTCCAACTGGAAGTTCAATAACACATAAATCAGGTCTAGTTGCTGATTCAAGCACTAGAACTACAACTAATACTTTCCCATTGCAAGTCCTTGGTAGCGCAGAATCTGACGGTTCTTACTCTGCTGTTGGAACTACAATGAGTGTATTAGTTAGAATCAACTCACATCAGCATGGCAACGGTGCCACTGGCGTGACTGGTATATAATAGAAAGGATAATATAATATGGCTATTTCAAGAGCACAGATCCTGAAGGAATTAACACCAGGTCTTCACGCAATATTCGGTAGCGAGTATGGCAGATATGAAGACGAGCACGCGGTGTTGTTTGATTCAGAAACATCAAAAAGAGCATTTGAAGAAGAAGTACTTTTCCCTGGATTTGAGCAAGCTCAAATTAAAGGTGAAGGCGCATCTATTTCTTATGCCGAAGCAGGCGAAGGTTTTATCGCAAGATACAGCCACAACACAATTGCACTTGCATTCTCAATTACTGAGGAAGCGATGGAAGATAATCTTTATGACAAACTGTCTACAAGATTAACTAAATCACTAGCAAGAGCGATGGCTTCAACTAAACAGACTACAGCAGCAAACGTATATAATAATGCGTTTTCTAGTTCTTTTGTAGGCGGAGACGGAGTATCTTTATTGAATGCTTCTCATCCAACTTCATCTGGAACTGTTCAAAGTAACGTTCTGTCATCTAACTCAGATTTATCTGAGACTTCTTTAGAGCAATCATTAATTGATATTAGTGGCTTTAAAGATGATAAAGGTGTACCAGCAGCTATTCAAGCTAAAACTTTGCACATTCCTAAGGAATTAGTTTTCACTGCAGAGCGTCTACTGACTTCTCCATACAGAACAGGTACAGCAGATAATGATATCAACGCTATTAAAGGATCAGGAATGATTCCTGGAGGTTACTTTGTTAACCACAGGTTCACTGATACTGATGCGTTCTTTATTAGAACTGATGCCCCTGACGGTATGAAGTATTTCACTAGAACTCCAATTTCAACTTCTATGGAAGGTGACTTTGAGACTGGTAACGTAAGATATAAAGCAAGAGAAAGATATAGCTTCGGCCATTCTGACTGGCGCGGTCTTTTCGGAACTCCAGGCGAGTAATTAAATTAGTGGAGGGGCACTTAGTTGCCCCCCACAACCCTAGGATTAACCAATTGTACCGACTGCCCTAGCAGACAATCGTAGAAGAGACGGTATGATTAGACTACGAAGGATTAATAATGGCTAATACCACATTTAATGGAGCGGTTCGATCAGAGAACGGTTTCAAAAAAGTTACAAAAAGTTCCACAGGAGCTTTTACTGACAACTCAACTTATTCAACAAACGCATCAGTAGGTGGTACTTTATCATCAGCTGGAGCAACTAGTTTAGCTACAACTGCACAAATGACTGTAGGTACAGGTATTTCAGCAGTAGCAAACGCTATTGTAAAACATTCAGTAGTTACTACAGGTAACATTATTGAAACTACAATTGTATTAGATTTAACAGGTTTAAATTCTGGCGGAGCGAATGGCGATATCATTGGTAAAGCAGATACTGCAAACTCTCATTACGGACAAATTACAGCGGCTGTAAACGGAACTATTTTATCTGGATATTGTCAATGTTTAGAAACACCTGCTGGCGGAGAACCTGATATTGATATATTTTCTGCAAATGAATCAACTGGTGTAGAGGAAGCTCTTGTAACAGGTTTAACAGAAACTAAACTTCTAGATACAGGCGCAGATTGGACTGGAGTTTTAGCATCAAAAGGTTTTACAACTGTACCACCTGCTGATGACTTTATTTATCTAGCAGCATCTGGTGGAGCAACAAACGCAACTTACACAGCTGGTAAATTTCTATTGAAATTTTACGGTTTCGCTGCGTAATTAAATTAACATTTAGTGAGGTGTAAAAGCCTCACTTTTTTATAAAGGAGTAAATTATGTCACATATGACAGACGTAAAAGCAATATTTATTTCTGATGTTGTAGCAGCAGACGATAACGGTTATTCAGCTTCAGCACAGGTTGCTAATAATGCAGCTTTGACACTTGGGGGCGCTTTAGCTTCTGGTGGATCTGTAACTAATAGCTCAGGAAGATTAACTGAAATTACATCAGGTAGCGACGACAGTGCTATTTCATTTACTGTTGTAGGCACAGATGTAAATGGTACATCTATGACTGAATCTATTACAGGTGCAGACAGCGGAGCAGCAACAGGAGAAAAATATTTTAAAACAATTGTATCTATAACAGCTGTTGGAGATCCAGCAGGAACAGTTATAGCAGGAACAACTGTAGACGCGGCAGATGTAGTTTTTAGTGGTAGAACTAGAGTTAAAGGGTTAACTATTATAAATGATGCAGCAGCAGGTAATATTGATATTGTAGATACAGCTGATGCTGGTGCAATAGGTTCAGGAACTAGTACATTAAAAGTAGGGACTGTAGCATCTGCTACTGTTGTTCATGATGTATCAGTACCACAAGATGGAGTACTATTTGAAAATGGAGCGTATGCTAAATTTGCAGTAGGAAAATGTGAGAGTATAACAGTATTTAGGTCTTAAATATGGAAGATGCTAACATTAAAGATAAGCTGGCTATTGTAGAGCTTAGAGGTGAAATTAAATTATTACGTCAAGAAATTGACACAGTAAAAAATAATCACATTTGGCATCTACAAAAGTCAATTGATGGCATTAACAAAGTCTTGTGGACTGTAGGTTTTATGGTATTAGCACAATTTATATGGGTTATTAAAACAGCCCTTATGGGATAGGAGGACGTTATGACAACTTCAGGTACTTTTACATTTGAACTTGACACTTCAGAAATAATTGAAGAAGCTTATGAAAGATGTGGATTAGAAACTAAAAGTGGTTTTGAGTTAAAAACAGCTAGGCGTTCTCTTAACTTATTATTAACTAAATGGGTTAATGATGGTGTAAATTTATTTACATTAGATTTAACAACTACAGCTATGACAAAAGATCAAGATAATATTACATTATCTTCTTTACAATATTTAGATATTATTGATGCGGCTTTACGAGATACAAATTCAACGCCTGATTTAGATGTTTCTATGGAGCGCATTAGTTTATCAGAATATTTAAGTTATCCAACTAAAACAACTTCAGGCAAACCAACTCATTATGCTATAGAAAGAAACAGTCAATATACATCTTCAGCATCTGCTACTCATAAAGTTTATTTATGGCCTGTACCAGATCAAACATATTATCAACTACTATCATGGACTGTACGTTACCCACAAGATGTGAGTTCTACATATACAGAAAATCCAGATATACCTAGAAGATATTTACCTGCATTAATTAGTGGACTAGCCGTTGAGTTAGCAAACAAAAGACCCGCAGAAGTTGATATCAATAGACGACAAGAACTTAAAGCATACTATGAACAAGACTGGGAAAAAGCACGAGAAGAAGATAGAGAAAGAGTTAGTTTTTATGTGCAACCTAAAGTACGTGGTTATGCTTAATGTCTCGCAGATCTAGCGGCAAACGAGCATTTTTAATAGATGACCGCTCTGGTCGTAAAATTAGATATAAAGATGCTAGAAGAGAATGGAATGGACTTCGTGTTCATAAACATGATTGGGAAGGTAAACAACCTCAATTAGATCCCGTTGTTCCAGGCCCTGATGTAGGGGCACTTTATCAACCTAGACCTGATAATGACCAAGATTTAACAAAAGTACGTTTGGGCCCTTTGCATGGAAAATTCCAAGCAGTTATATCT